ATCTGCCATGATGGTGCGACGAGTGTGCGCACAGCATCATGGTATGAAGCCAGATATGATTCCATGCTGACTGCAACATCGCGCAATCCCATGCCCATACCTGCTGGACGAAGTAGAGCGACGTCAGTGATCGTCCATTCTGTCATCATGACATGTCCATTGCCTCCAAGTGTGGTCGTCTTGGTACGATTGGACTGCATTCCTACAGCAGAGACGATGCGCGCAGGAATATCTGCGATTTCCACAGCATCTTTGAGCGATGTGCCATAGTAGACTGTCGTCACACCAGACACACTCATACTTGCTACGGATGCCACAATGCTCGACAGTTGACTACTCATAGAGATCGTCTCACATATGGTCTTAGTAGACTCATGACGTCTTTTGGAATCTGTGGCGATGCCAGTACAACACCATCAGCACTGAGGATTGCGCGATCACTGTCTGGTGTTCCTTCTCGCTGTCGATACAGGTATGCTGCGATACGCAGTGTTGCTGCAACGATGTCTGCTGGTGCAGTCAGACTGTACGCAAAACGTCCGGTCACACTGATGGCATTCTCTGGAGAGACCACATAATTCCATTCAACATTGACACCACGTTTGATTTTGATGCCATATGCTGGCTTTACATTCGATGGTAGCAATACAACATCGCTTAGCGAGACTGCACTACCATTGCCATTTGTAATGCTGGTCAGTGTGTAGAGATCGGCACCGAGATAGAGCGTGTCATAGTCCATCAGATCGCCGCCATCATTCAGCAGAAGCGGAGTATAGGTGCGTGTTGTGTCTGCTGATGCTTCAAATGTGCGATGTGTTACTGAATCTACCATGGCTTGGGCACGTGTGACTGCATTTCCCAACTGCGTATCGTCAGACGATGCAGTGATGTTCATGTAGGATTTGAGATCAGCAGTGCTTGTGTATGCCATTTAAATAACTTTCGTCGTCTTCTTTGGCTTGGCTTCCGGAGTCTGTTCTTCCAATGCTACTGCCGATCCCTCAGCAATCAATTGCTTTGCTTCTGCTTCAGTCACATCAATGATGTCTCCAGCAGAGTATGCAGTATTGATTTTGCCTTCTCGGAAAACGATTCCATGCAACATCTGAATTTTCATGTGGGAATCCTTATGATGGGGATGTGTCAAGCATTGCTTGACACATCCCCAAATGACTAAGCGTGTACGCCAACAGCGAATGCTTCGATTTGCGTCACATCGCCACCATATCGCCATGATGCGACGACATAGGTCAAACCTTTGCGAATGTCGCGCCATCGCTCAATCTGGACACCTGATGTGCGCTCACAGAAAGCATAGAAATTGTAATTGCCAAAGATGATGGATTTGTTAGTGGTGCCAATCGCAGGAATCTGCGCAGACAACATCACAGGCCATCCTTCAACAGTACGCTGGCCATTGACGGTTTCAGTGATGCGATTGTAGTTGGTCAGATCAAGAGTCTTCAATGCTCCCCATGTGGAGTTTTGCATGATGAAGCCAGTCTGACCATTGGTCAGATATTCGCCAGCAACATCAGTGCTGAGACCGACAATCTGCGCATTCGTAATTGCAGTAGCACTGAATGCGAAGGTGTTGGTAACACGAGTCAACAAACCGAATGGCTGTGACGATCCACTACCATTGACGATGTAGTTGTTAGCACTGACTGCCATGGCACGCGCAATTTCATTCTGAATGAATTGCTCCAAGTTTGACGACGTGTCTGCAAGCAATTCGTCAGACAAAGCGAATTCAAGAGTATCTTTGTACAGTTGAATCGTCTTGGAGTTTGCCAAGTTTGGTTCAGAAGCAGTAGCAGTCACGCCTTCGGCGACGATCCCCGGAGTTGCCTTCGTCGATTGTGCAGGCATGATGTGCTTCCACGATTCGGTCGTCACACGAGTGAAACCTACCTGACCAAGGAATGACATTTCGTCGCGCTTTGCAACGATTTCGCGATTGATGGTCGTAGGTACAGTAAAACCGCCATCATTGTTCGTTGCTTCGGTCATGGTCTTGTAGAAAGACTGTGCTGCGCTCTTGGCATTGGTCAGAGTGTTCATGACCGATGCGTCAGACGATCCACGCATGAAACTTTTGTATGCGCCATGGTATTCGTTGCTGGCATACGGAGATTCTACTTCTACTGCTGCTGGCAGTGATGCCTTCACTGCTGGTGCATGAAACGTACCGCCTTGTACTGGTTCGCCTGCCAATTCGGAGATTGCTGCCTTGACTGCGTCTTTGATGTTGTCCATGGTGTGTGTCGATTCCTTTGTGATAGTCTGATTGCTTGTATCGTCAAGACCGATTACTACTGTCGCATTGCGCACAGCGATTCCTTTGGTCATAACTTCGGTAATAGTACGAGGTTCTGCTGGTGTTGGCGTAAGAGATATCTCTCCTACTACCCATCTTTTGATTTCGCCATTCACACGCTCTACGAGATGTGGCAGTGCGCCAGTGCTGAGACCTAGTGCGCCATACTCTGCGAGTTTCATGACGTCTTGCGCATACTTATGACGTCGATCTAATTCGATCTGGACGTCGATGCCTTCGTCATTTGGTGCCCAAACCTTGACTGTGCCAATTTGGCTTTTGATGCCTCCAAGAGCATGGTCATAGTATACTGGCATACCAACAAAACTGCGCGTCGCACCAAAATCCGTGTCTTTGCTGAAGCGATCACCAGTCAAATCTTCGCCTCCATACACAACACCAAGACCGCTTAGTGTGAATGGCGCAATGGCTTTGATTGAGTGTGTTGTTGATTTCATTTCGCTCCCAACAATCGACGAACATATCGCTTCACTGCCTCTGCATTCATTATCGCACTGTCGTCAAGAGAATCCGTTTCCATTTCGTCTTTCCATGCTTGAGGAATACGAGAAAAGAATTCTTCGCCTTTTACCAGTGCCAATTGAATGAGACGATCTTTGAAGGTTTCGAAACTGATATCTCCGCGATATCGGCCCCATGACGATACTGCTGCGTCAACATCTCCGGGAGTAACAATGGGAAAATTGCGCGTCTCAGGAATGACGAAATCGCCTGCTGGCATTTCTTCTCGCTGTGCTGGTGTCGTTTCGCGATCCTCAATTGCTGCTGTGGCTTCTGCCATTGGCTTCACTGGCGCAGGAACAGACTCTTCCATTGGCATTTCTTCTGGAGTCTCTGCTGGAATCTCTTCTGCAGCAATCAGATTCAATGCAGACTCTGGAATAATCCAAAGTTTGCAGATTCCTTCAGGATCGATATCGCCTTGGACGATTTCACATTTGCCTTCCATGTAAAACACACAGGATGCACACATGATTCCTTCGTCCATAAATGGATTCAGATCACCTGCGCCATAGTGCGCACCATTTGCTCCAATGCCTTGGTCAAATGCGCCATACTCTTCAACGAGCGCTTCGTATGTGTCGTACATGGCAATCTGTCGCTCAGTCAGTGAAACAGATTCGTCGAGCGCTTTGATGCTTTTTGGCTTTACTCCGTCATATCCGACAGTGCGCAGTGCTTTCATGGTCTGCTTGGCATGATGTGCTGCCACACGCAGTGCTTCCATGTCTGCTTCCGAATGACGACGCGATGCTTTGATGGTCATTTTGTTCTCCATTAAAATACGATTGGCCCAAACTCTGCCTTCATCTCCTCCCCATCCATACCAAGCCTGCCATCCTTTGCCTTTCTCATCCCATGTCGATCCCTGCTTATCTATCTCGTGTCGGTCAAAATAAGCCTTCATTCGTTGCACAGTTTCCAAACTAATTGGCTTACGATTCGCCAATTGATTTGCGCGTGCTAATCCAACAGCAGTCATTCCTCGCTGTGATGCTGGCTTACTCTCTCGCACATCGAGCGCCATGCGCGCATTGTCAGCAACAGACTGTGGAGGAATAAACGTGTCTGCCATTACATTGCCTCCATTGCTTTTGCAACGAGTGTGTCCAGTGTGCCATTGTTTTGCACAGTATTCGTTGCCTGTGCTGTGGTAATCCATCGATTCTTGTGAATCTATGCTTGCTGATCTCCAACAACATATGGCGCATACGATGCACTGCTCTTGAGCAATGCCTCGTCTCCAGAGAGATCGACAATGTATGAGCGATTCAGTGCTTGGCTTCCATTCAATCCTGATCCTGTTCCTCGCACATATGGCACGCGCAGATTTCCTTTGCTGTAATTCGCCATGACAAACCGTCGTTGTTTCTCTGATTTGTATTTCATGCTTCCCTTTGCTGGAGGCGCAGGTTTGTTGCTGTTGATTTCGTCAACGACAGATACTGCATATCCGAGTGTGACTGTGCGAATGAATTCGCCAATCTGCGCTTCGCCTATGCGTCCAAGGATTTCCACAGTGATGTTGCTGGCCATTACTTTACCAATCTAAGCGACGTGTCGCATCGACAGTTGACGTGTGCTGGTGCGCCATCAGGATATTCACTGCCCCAAACGTCTTCTGTTTTTCCATTAAGCGGATAGCAGATTGGACATTTTTTGACAATCTCGTCATTCTCCGTATTCCACACACGAATCATCTGAATTCCTCGCTGTGCCAGATAGTCTTTGTACGATGTCGTTGCCTGCGAGGAAGCACGCGTCGTCTCAGTAATCGCAATCATCTTGGCACGCACAGGATCGCTCAATGGCAACACTGCTGCCTCAATGTCTTGAATTGTCATACCGGGAGTAGTGCGAAACATCTCTATGATTGGCTTGATGCGATCTGCTGTGGTCTGGTCAATCTTATCAGTAGTCTTTGGCGTATAGTCTAGAAGCCAATCTTGAATATATCGCGATTGGTCTCCAGTATCCATAGGAATGCCAAACTGTGTGCCAATACGATCAATGCGCTTTCCCATTGTCGTGTTTAATTCGGTATCAAGCACTGGCTTGATGATTTCGCGCAATGATGTTTCTGGTGTTTTCTCATTGGCGATATCCTTGGCCCATTGCTGGCCTTTGGCACGCATTTCCTTGATGATGCGATTGTAGATGCGCAATTCATCTGGTGTCATGTCGTCTACTGGCGCTTTGACTGCATGCATGACATTGTCTAAATCAGAGACAGTCATTCCTTTGTAGCATCGCGACATGACTGCTTCGATTTCCTCTGATGTTAAGAGCGCAGAATCAAATGACGTACGAGGATCGCGTCCAGTTTTGATTCTGCGCTCAATTTTTTTTGAGAGTAGTGCCCATTCCTTGCTCTTCGCTGTTGCATCAGCAGGAATCTCCACAATCTCTGCTGTTGCTGGCACAGTCTCAGTGATCGACACAGTAGTGTTTGAATCAGACGGAGTCTGCACTGGTGCAGTATCTGCTGGCCAGTATTCGTCCAGATTGTCAATGCCAAGCAATTGCGCAGCAGATCGCGGAGGAATTCCTCCTTGCACATACTGCAGGAAAGACGATGCGCGTGCTGCTTCGTCAGTCTGGAATATATCCATGGTCTCTGGATTAAACCGAAATTCATACTTCAATGGATTGAGCAATTGCGAATTGATGACTGATTCGTACATGTTCAATCGAGGAACAATGGTTTCTCGCCAGAAACTCTGCCGATCACTGTCTGCTGTTGCGTAGTTTGCTGCTGATGCTTCCAACATGGTGCGAGGAACACCGAGTGTTGCTGATACAGCAGTGATAGTACGCTCAGATAATTCTGGCATTTGCATGG